GTTCTACGGCTTCAGACGGGTTTTTTTTGGTTACAACAATAACCGCAGGTACGGGAAATGTGAGTTGGCAATAATGGCACACTACGCATTTATGGATAGCAATAATATTGTTGTTAAAGTATTGACAGGTGTTAATGAAAACGAAACACAATTAGACAATGGCGTTGAAGTTGGCGGTTCAACAGAAGCGTGGGAACAATTTTATGAAAACCTACCGTGGCATTCAGAATTGACTTGTAAACGCACCAGTTACAACGGAAACATTCGTAAACAATACGCAGGTATTGGTTTCACTTATGATGCTGACGCTGATGTGTTTATTGCACCACAACCTTTCGCTTCGTGGACTTTAGATGAGAACTATGATTGGCAGCCACCAACACCAAAACCTGAAGGTAACTATGCGTGGTTTGAACCGAACCAACAATGGATAGAAATAGTTGAGCCTTAAAGTGTGGGTCGTAATCTAACTAGGTGGCTTATACCGCTACCAGCAATCCTGTTCTCGTTCTTCCCACAAACAGCGAACGCTGAAGCAACCTATACAACTTGGACCTGCACTACGGGTAGTAGTTCTTGGCAAATGCAACAACCCGAAGCCGATTATTTGGCTGGGCTATATCCGACTTGGGCTGACTGCATTAACTGGCAGAACGGCGCACCACCTGAACCTTACAGTTGGTCATACGGTGCTTCAGTAACCACCACGACTTCATCTACAACCACCACCACAACAACCACAACGACCACGACAAGCACAACAACCACGACGACAAGCACAACAATCCAACCAACGACCACAACAACTTTGCCCGAAACAACGACCACGAGTTCATCTACGACAACCCTTCCCACAACAAGCTCCAGCACCACCGAGCCAGTTCAGACAAGCACAACCACATCAGTTGAAAATACAACGACAACCACGACCACAACAACTCAACCAGCCCCGACAACAACGCAAGCACCCTACACTCCCCCGCAAACCACCACTACTAGTCCCACCATTGAGACTCAACCCGAATCCACCACACCCGTAACCGAAACCACAGTTGCCGAACCCGAAACCACAGAACCAGAAACATTTACAACCGTTCCTGACGGTCCTGTTGAAGAACCTGTTGTGCCTGTTGAGACAACCATTCTTGAGACATTTTTTCCCGACTACGAAGTCGGGCCTGTTCTTGACGAAACAGAACAGCCAGAAGACACAATAGAGCTGCCGGAATATATAACAGAAACAACACTATTAGAAGAAACGGATTCATCACCTATTACTCTACCCGAACTTGTAGCAGACGAACAAGTAACAGAAGTATTGGAAGAAGTCATCGAAGATGAACCCGTCACTGACGAACAAGTAGAACAAATCTTAGAAACCCTTACCGAAGCCGCACCTGAACAGATTGTGGAGGCTATTACCCAAGTCTTAGCCGCGGATATCACCTCGGACCAAGCAACGGAAATAGCATCAAGCCCTGAAGTTTTGGCTGCTATTACCGAAACTCAAGCTGAAGAACTTTTTGAACAAATCGTTGTGGACGAACTGTCTGAGGAACAGTTGGAGGCGTTTACTGAAGCCATTCAGGAAGCGCCAACAGAAATCAAGCAAGCTTTTGAGAAAACTATTGATATTTTTAGTTCTAAGTTTGATGACTATGTGCCAACCGGCTCTAACGTGCCGGTTCGCACCCGTAGAACCCTTGTAGTTATTGGGTCCTTGTTAACGATGTTACCAAGTGTCCATATTAAGACAGGTAAATTATGAAGAAACTACTTAACTATCTAGCTGAGAACACTTGGACTTGGGCGGGCACGGGCATGGTATTGATTACCTTGTCTGGACCTACTTTTCGTCAGGCTGTGTTTTTGACAGGTACTGCCGTGGTTCTTCATTCCGTAATAACCCTAAGTCAGAAAGATGAAAAATGAACTCAGCAATTGCAAAAGCCCTAGACCTTGGACAACGACTTGTATCGTTGTTTATTGCCAGCGCATTACCAATCATCACAGGTGGAGCAATCCTCGGTGTTGATGTGATTAAGTCGGCTGGTGTTGCAGGACTTACAGCCTTGTTTGGTGTTGTACAGAAACTTGCCGCAGCGTCAGTTGATGGCGAGCTTACATCAGCAGAAATTAGCGCAGCGTTTGGAACTAAGACCAAGAAGAAGTAATGGAATTATCCGACCTTCTCAACGAGAAGGAATGGAGAAAATGTAAAGGTCCTGAGGACGCAACCTTAGAACAACAGGTTGAAGCATTTGAATATTTCTGTTCCAACTATTGGATGATACGCCACCCTGAACGGGGTCGTATCAAGTTTGAGTTGCGTGATGCGCAACGAGAAACAATTGCCACATGGTTATCCACCCGATACTCGATAGTGCTTAAAGCACGACAGATTGGGTTCTCTACCCTTGCGTCTGCATATTCATTTTGGTTGGCTTTCTTTTGGCCTGACAGATTTATTGTTATGCTTTCGCGCACAGAGCGCGAAGCAGCCAAGTTGCTGCAAAAATCAAAATATGGTTACAAAATGTTGCCGGCATGGATGCGCAAACATGGTCCAGAGTTGCTTTCTGATAATCAACTTAAGATTGTGTTCGCTAACGAGTCTGCGGTTGAGTCGCTGCCGTCAGGCAACGACCCAGCCCGAGGTGAATCGGTATTCCTGGTAATCATTGACGAGATGGCGTTCTTGCCAAACCCAAGCGAAGCTTGGGCGTCTATTGAACCAGTTGCCGACGTTGGTGGTCGCGTTATCTGTTTGTCCACAGCTAACGGTGAGGGCAACATATTCCACGAACTATGGGTTGGTTCTCAAACCAACACAAATAGATTTACGGGAATCTTCTTCCCTTGGTCTGCTGGCGACCGTGACGAAGAATGGTACGAAGCCAAGAAGCGTGACTTGCCTGATTGGCAAATGGCACAAGAATATCCATCCGACCCAGATGAAGCCTTTATCCGTTCTGGTCGCCCCGTGTTTGATTTGGAAGCCTTGCGCGCGTATGAGTCCGAAGAACCAAGTCGTGGTTACTTACACAAAGGAATGGGCAAGGGTGTTTACGAGTTTAGAGAAGATGGTGGTGAACTTGCTGTGTGGGAGTTCCCTGAGCGTGGTCAAGTTTATGTTATTGGTGCTGACGTTGCCGAAGGTCTTGGTCATGGCGACTTTAGTTCTGCGCATGTAATCAATGTTGAAACAGGTTTGGTTGTGGCACATTGGCATGGTCATGTGGACGCAGACATATTTGGTGAAGAAGTTTTGTTTGCTTTGGGTTGGTGGTACAACCATTGTCTGATTGGTGTTGAGTCAAACAACCACGGGTTGACAACCCTGAAGGGGTTGCAACGCGTGGGATACAAGAATCTGTTTCGTCAAAGACGGCTTGGTCAACGCAACCCAACAGTCAGCGAGACTTTGGGTTGGCGCACAACATCGGTTTCTAAACCTTTAGCCATTGACGAACTAAACGGGAACATACGAGATGGTGCTTTGTACATTTCGTGCAAATCAACAATTGCCGAGTTGCGTACTTTTATCCGTGAGCAAAACGGAAAAATGCACGGCTCACCCCACGACGACAGAGTTATGTCTTTGGCTATCTGTAACCAAATGCTTAAATATGTTTGGCTACCCGAATATAGAATTACCATTGCCCCCAAAAAGAATACTTTTGATTGGTGGAGCCAACACATTCTGAAGGCCCCAAAACCAGGAAGACAACCAATCGGGGCAGAAAATGTCAGAAAAGTAACGATTTAGGATTGTATTGATGCTTTCCATAACCTGCGAGAACTGTTCAACAGAGTTTTATGCACCAGAATTGCCAAGGCGGGGTGCTATTTGCTTTAAATGCCACATAGGCACGGTAAATCTAGGGTTTACCTACGGCAAAGAAGACTTCCATGGACCAACCATTAAGGAACGTCAGGAAAAGCAGGTTGCAGATGCCAAGATAAATGGCATTAACGCCGAGCCCGTTGGCAGTCGTTGGATTTAATGCCATGCCTGAAATCTGGGTCCCGATTGTCGTTGCCGTTATTACGGGCCCGGTAGTAGTAGTCCTGAGCAAGCTACGCAAAGAAAACTCAGAACAACATGCAGAAGGTAGGGAGTTGCTGGAAGCAATAGGCATAAAGGTGGATAAGGTCGGTAGTAAGTTAGATGAACATATTGGTTGGCACAAGGGCAAAGAGGATAAATAATGGCACGAATGACTAACACGGAAATCCTAAAGAAGTATCGAGAGAAACTGGAACAGTCACGCCGTTGGCGACAAGAAGAACGCTACGACGACCTTTGGAGTCGTCTAATTGATTTGTACCGTGGTAAGCACCATCGCACTGACATCAAAGAAGACCAACTTTTAATCAACATTGCGTTTGCAACCATCAACGTTATTTCACCCGCTGTATCTATTAATCACCCAAAAATTACGGTTAATGCAAAGCGACCACAAGACGCAGATAAAGCTGTCGTAACA